TTCGTATTTCGTTAGCCAACAACTGAGCTGATTGTGTGTCACCAGCCTTATCTGCGGCCAGTAGCGCACGGCTTAACTGTTCGATGTCAGCCATGGCTAACTACCTCTCTTACTAATTGTACTTGTCTAAAACTGCTTGGACATCAGCACTTGGTGTGTAGGTTCCAGAAGATGTGTTGAACTCGTTGGACCTTTGCCCTGCTGGCAGCTCTTCGCCACCACTCAGACGATTTTGTACCCGCTGAAGTGCCGCCATACGTTCATTTAACCAGTCTACCCAGACTTGCTCATCTTGTAAGTTGGTAGGAGCTGGTGACAGAAACAACTTCATTTCGGCGTTTGAGATTGCGCCTTTGGTCTCAGCAACACGGAGCAGAGCATCGTCAACACGAAGCCTGCTAAGTATCATGCGGCGGTTAGCATCAGGATCACCTGTAAAGTTATCAAAGATGCCTTTGAATACACCACCAATACCAGTCAAGTTACCACCAGATGCACGACTTTCAGCAATAGCATCAAGTCCACGCTGCATACCATACATGGCGTCATTCACAGCTTGCAGTGATGCTGCATTCTTAGCTGCTTCTTTACCAGCGGCTTTGCTGCCAGTACCTCTAGCCCTAAGCTCTGCAATGCGTGTTGCCTCTGCTTGTTTAGCAGCTGCAACTTCCGCAGCTCGGTTGGCATCCTGTATGGAACCATACTCACGAGTGGCGGCACCAAGACCATCGCCTTTAAGAGCACCTGAGTACATAGCGCCACCGATGCGAATAAGGCTTTCGCCTCTTGGTATCATACCTAAAGCGGAACCACGGGCATTAGCTGTCATGTTACCTGCGCCTCTTGAGAGGACGGGGGTACGAGTGGCAGTTGTACTTGATGTTGTACTTAATGCTGGTGTCTGCGCTGCTGTTGTATTGGTAGGGGCTGGAGTGGTTGTGTTGATGAGAACTGGGCTCGTAGAGTTCTGAGCTTCCATTGCTGCAAAGTCTACAGGAGACTGTCCCATAGGAATTGGCTCATTGTTAGCTGTAGGCAGTACACCACCTGCACTAGGAGCGTATGGAGGTGCATACGGATCAGCTGAACCAACAGCAGACGGGTTAGGTGTCAGTGCGGGTACTGAAGTGTACATCGCAGGGTCTGCACCCGGCTGTTCGTTAGGGTTAGGCTGAAGGATAGGGCCGTAGCTACTAGCGACATTGCCGTTTACTGGGTTTTCTACTGATAAAGTGCCGCCAGTAACATCAGCAACACGAGCATCACGAGCTGCGTTGCCAGAGACAAGTGCGGCCTCTGCTGCTGCTCTACGAGCCTGCACACTAGCCATCATCTCAGGTGGCAATGTACCAGAAGATAGTAGTCCTGTGGTGCTTGCAAGCTCCGCTTCTGCCGCTCTTACATCTGGAGCAACTGCTGCTGCCTGTTCTTGTTGACCGCGTAGTTGCTTTAAGTATGCCTCAGCTGCTGCATCATACTGGGGTGTGCTTTGGTTACTTTCGACACTGCCGCCTAGTTCAACTAGACGTTTCTTCATTTGCTGAAGCCGTGCAACATCTGCTTGTGTGTCCACAGAGCCTTCAAGATTAGCAATGCGCTTCTCTAGCAACTGGCGCTCACCAATGTTCTCTTGGACAAGGTTTTGCTCATTGCGTGTGAGTACACCCGGCTCTTCGCCTGCACGAGATGCTGGGTCTACGGCTGTCTGAAGGACTGGTGGCTGTGCGTCTGGCTGTGTCTGTGGCTGAGGTTCAACACCCAGAAGTATCTTTCTGGAGTTCTCCAGCATTATAGGACTTAGGCTATCTAAATATTCTTGCGGAGTTTTGTTTTGGGACTGCGCTATAGTAATGAAAGTAGGATGTGTGAGTAGAGGGTCTTGTGAAGGCTCTACAGCAGCTCCAGTGGAGAGGACAGGCATAGCTACCTCTGGGAGAGGGCCAGCGATCGTACTGTTAATAAAATTGTTCTTGTTCTGCCTTGCAATTTGCTCAGGACGCAGTTCGCTATACACACGAATTTGGTCTTCAACGTCTGCTCTATCTGCGGCGCTTAATGTTTTTAGATACTCATTCAAAGTTAAACCAGAGGCGTCTACTGCATTTTGAATGCTATTAGGGATTAAAGGTTCCATACTAGTTACCTCCTAAAAACTAAAGCTAGGTTTGGTAAGGCCTAGTGGGTTGTTGCCTACATTGCCTACTGCATTCGAGGCCCAAGCCGTGTTGGCTTGCTGCTGAGGGAAGTATTGCTGTTGGAACCCAAAGCCACTCATGGCACCACCCAAGGCAGCTTGGAATGGGTCAACCTTGTTGGCTTGTACAGATTGGCTTGAGTTAGGAGCCTTCCCTAGAATACCAGACTGGAAGCCTTGGCGCTGCTGCATCTCAAAGTCACGCTGGCGCTCAAAAGCAGCCTGTGCATCGTTGAGTGCCGCTTGGTTATAGCCTTGTAGTGCGTTGCCTGCGTTCATACCGAAGTTAGCACCCTGCCCCAGTGTATTGAGACCCTGAGTGTAAGCATTCTGGATGCCTTCGTTGGCCATGCCTGCACCTTGCAACGCATTGCCTTGGTCAGAGAACTGCTGTGCCTGTTGGGCAAGGCTGCGGTCAATGAGCCTGTCTTGTACGTCTAAGGCGACATCAGCTTGACGGTCATCAAAAGAGCGCTGGGCTACTGCTTCGGCTACACCAGCACGGCTGGAGTTCATGTTACCTGAGCCACTTGCTGCAAGGTCGATGCCTGTCAGGGTGTTCTCTTGGAGGTTGCGGCGGTCATCACGCATCGCAGCGTCAACCAACGGGTTTGCGTTGGCACTGGCGTAGTCCATAGCTGTAGCAAGACGATCACCTTGTGCAGAGTTGGCCATGCCTTGGTACTGATTGAACAGAGCGTTGGCATTGGAGCCAAAGCCAGACGTGTTGCCCATCATGTCGTAACCAGAGTTCTGGAGGTTGCCGCCTATGTTGCCCATGTTGGTGGCAGTGCCCGTCTGGAACTGGTTGGGGCCAGCTAGGGTTTGGCCAGTGTATGCACCAGTTGCAAGTACACCATCTAGGGCACTAGAGGCACCAGATAGGTTGGCGTCCACATAGGGTTTGTATTGGTTAAAGCCAGCCATTTGGGCTGCTGTTGCTGCGTCTTGTGCTTTGGCTTGCTTGTTTGCGCCCATAAGGCCCATGGCACCGCCGATTATTGCGCCCCACATAATGTGTATCCTTCTTAATGTGATTCAGACAGCGACCCAAGCAGTACCGTTGTAAACAACCAGTCCTTGAGTTCCGTTGCCCAGAGGGTTCCAAGGGGACACCGCATAGCGTACCATCCCCTTCCGTAAACCTTCGGGCTCACGGTCTGTCACTTGGACAGATGCGTCTGCTAGAGACTGTATAGATGCCTCTAACTCTCTTAGTTCTTCTTGTAGAAAACGTCCTACGTCATCATTCCTGAGTGTAGGTAACTGCCGCCTCACATACCGATTAACGATAAGGTTCAGCTTGTCTGATAGAGCCATAGTTACCTCCGACCAGTGACAATGATGTCTGTGTCCATACCTGAGAAGTTGAAGTCCTTGAGGTTGTCGCTAGTCACTTTGAAGCTCAGGTATCTACCAGCCATCCGTGTATCCAACTTGTAGCCAGTGTTGCTGTCGAAAGTTACTTCAGAGCCATAGCTAGGGGTGGCCGCTGGAGTGTCAGCTGCACCAAAAGTAAACTTGAAGAGGCCATCAGGATTGCCTGTGCTTATCTGAGGGTAAATCTTGTTGATTACTTTGTAGCCAGACAGGGGTATGCCCTGTTCGTCTAGGTCTATGCCTTGGCGCTCAAGTAGGAAGGGCTGAGAGTGCGTAGTGTCTACACCAAAGGCTAGAGAGCCATTGTCAGCTAGGTCTATGCCGTAGAGCTTACTTTGAGTTACACCAGCGCCTACTGTTGATATGACGATTGAGTGCCTAGCGTAGGGGCTCTCCTGAGCATGGTAAGAGCCACCAATAGTCTCATAGGACTGGGTTGCATCAGCATAGGAGAACACAGAATTTACGTTAGCTTCAGTGCCTGTGATTACATTTGGTAAATCTTGGAATGACCAAACGTCCTCTTTGTAGTTGTAGACTGCTGCACGGTTACAGGATGTACCATCCGTATATACGGCCATATCGTCACCGCTGTGGTAACAGAAGTATATCTCTTCAAGAGTAGAATTGTGCATCACAAAGCAGACATCATGCTTACTGTTGTCAATACCATTGAATATGTAGTCTCTGACGCGGCCATCGCAAATAGAGTTGCGGGAGTTGCCGTCAGTCACATAGATGTCATCACGGTCAAAGACATAGTGGCGACCCTCTACCTCAACTATACAGTTCTGGTTGATTACTCCGGCGTCATCAAAGACCTTGCGGAAGTTAAAGATAAACGTACCACCTACGAACTCCATCATCCACACTTGGTCCTGTGAATACACAAGGAAGTTAGGGCCTAGAGTAGCACCATCAACTATAGGGGTCTTCATCTGCACGAGGTCGTTAAAGCCAGCACTGTTGGTAAGATCAGTCTCATCCCATGTAGTAGGTACTTGGTTGGCCAGTACGGGGTCAGAGAACCTCACACGGTTCGGGTATGCCACGTTGCTTTCCACGGTGCCCAGAGCCAACAAGAAATCACCAAAAGACCTTAGAGCGGTTGTACGCATCCCTGTGGGCCAGTTAGGTAAATCAGTAAAGTTAGTCTGGGAGGGTGTGCGAGATATGGGTGTCTGATCGTCCCTGCTGAGATACTGAACGTCAGACAGGGTTGTTGCTGTTACTGCGGGGATAGAAGACGCTGCGCCGGATGTGGTCTTCCTAGTAGTAAAGGTTCCATTAGAGAACTCACGGACATCAAACACATCATCTACGACCAACACTGTGTCAAAGCCTGAGAGCGAAGTGATACCGTAGGCAAACACAGGGTCAAAGGAGATGTCAGCCACACCACGCATGATGGGACCACGCTGTACGGAACCTTCGTTAAACCTTACGTTCTTGGCTCTAGTGAAGGCGTTGATAGGGAGGTTGTAGGGGTCAACATCAGTGACCACGCCCACGGACCCTAGTCCACGGATTGGTAGGTTAGGCATGGCCTGAGTTCCTTACTGTAGGTTAAGTCTAAGTGACTGCTGAGGGCCAAGCTACTGTGCTTGGGAACCCAGATTGCTGAGGGACATCAAGCAGTGCTTGGCGGTACACAGTCCACTCAGTTTGCTTGTCTGAGGATAGGTCTGCCCAGCGCAGAGGGTTGCTAACAACTACATCTACCGCCACCAGAAGACTGTCTCTCTGAGCCCTGACTTGAGCAGCTAAAGCAGCATCAAGCTCGGCTTGGGTAGGAGCAACATATGCACTAAAGTTACCACCAACGAGAGCTAGGATAGCAGCGTTGTCAACTGTGGTATCAGTGTCTGAAGGGTCTACAGTGTAAGGTATCCACCCGTAGTCTGGATGGTTGATCTCAACGTCCATACGGAGGTTGTCAGACTGTAGTGACTTTGCATTACGCACTTCTGTGACTGTGATGCTCATTATGAAATCCTCAAGTAAACAGTGCCTTTGGTGGCGAGGGTCGATGTAGTCTTACCCATCGCCCTCCAAGTTCCAGAAGGAGAAGTGCCAGACTGACCATACACCAAAGTTTCGTATATGTAGGGGTTCACCGCATCGACTGAACCGTAGACCAAGCTAGAACCAGAGATACTCTGACCCTCGGTTATTGAGGCGGTATTAGAGTTACGCACTAGAAACGCATAAGTACCAACTGCACCAACACTTGTAGGCGGGGTGTACTGAGACGTGATGTAGCCAGCGCCATTAATCAGCTGGTTGTTGTTGGTCACAGCAGCAGGAAGTCCTGAGATACTTACGCTGCCAAGTCCTTGGCGGTTGAGGGTCAACGTGGTGCCACTGACAGAGCCACCAGTCACATAGTAGTTGGTGTCTGGAGTGGCCGCAGGCAACGAAGTAAAGCTAAAGTTACCACTGCCATCTGTTGTAAGCACTTGACCACTAGCATTGCCATCAGTGATGCCAAGGTCAGTGAGGGTGCTGGGGATAGACGTTGTGTTGTTTAGGTCTGCCTGCGTGACAGTGACTACACCAGTGAGGTTGGGAAAGGTATTCTTTAGAGTACTCTTGATCAGGCGGATGTGGTCGTCAGCTTGCGCGAGACCGTCAGTTGACGCTGGGTTCGTAGTCACGAGGCTGTCTATGTAAGTTCCAGTTTCGAGGCCCATCTTGGGTTCCTTTTTTCTATAGGTGAGCCTGCTTCAAAGAGGCCGACAACAACAACAACAACAAGAACTTTAGCCCTGTATTTTGAAGTTGCTTTTGTTTCTGAGGGTGCGGGGGGTCTTTTTTGCCTAGGGAACCTACCGAAACGATTGACCCTAACAGCTAACCCCTTGCAATCTATAGCATCTGTGGTGCGAGGGATGTATGGTCCCACTGGGTGGGTGCCTATGATCTACACACGAGGTGACATTAGTTTGACATTAGCCGGCGGGAAATTTGTTAGGCTGGGGGCTTGGACTTTTCAACACAGATTGGGACAGTCCTTAGCTACCTTAGCTACCTTAGCTAACCCAAGTCACCCA